CTTGGACAAAACAACAGCAGATTTTTTTTATCTCGCTGGCTACCAAGCCGCGCAAAAAACATTCTTTTTGCATTGTGATGTTTTAATTGGCAAAGTACCGAAAAGCCAATCGCAGTGGATTAGCGTTAAGGAATCAATGCCGTTTCCTATGGCCAATGTTGTAATATTATGCACTTACGGGGGGGAAGATCCAGCTTCTATGAGTTTAGGTTGGCACAACGAGCACGAGTGGTGTACTCATGGCGAGCAAGATTGGCATACGAAAGAGGTTTCACATTGGATGCCGTTGCCAGGGATGCCGTTGCCAGATCCTTTAGTCGAATAAAAGCTCTATGTCATTTTACAAGAAAGCCCCAGAACTACCAGAGCTACACACTCGGCTATATCAGGTGCTACTAGATCACCCCCCTATAAGCTCTAGAATGGACCAGGAGGGCATCTTCAAAGCTATTGATGCTACGGGCAACGTGTACCTAGTTAGCTTCACCTTGAACGCTACAGGGGCTACCAGCACTACTAAGCATAGGGTCATGGATTATGATGCCCTGTTACGGGCTAGTTCTGTATAAGGCCATGTCTCCGACATAGCCCACTTATCCACAGCAAGGATATGCCAAGTTATCCACAGGTTATCCACAGGGTAAATCGCTAAAATCTCACCACCCCTCTACCCTCTAATCACATAAGAAACACTAGAAATACTGTTATAAAGCTAGAAATATACTACTGTTATAATAATATATAATATAACAATTACAGGCTACTAGTACCTAAGTGAAAACTATTTTACAGTTTACCCCTTGACAAAAACCAGCCTTCCCCCCTAAAACCCCCCTACCACCCACAAACTCCAGCCTCCGGCGCAATATGTCGCTTTCACGCTCTTCTCTTAATTATATCCTCCTTAAATAATAACTTCCTTCTTATAACTTCTTCCTTAAAAATTACTTCCTTCTTATTACTTCCTTCTTATAACCTCCTAATTATAACTGCTCTTAAATAGCAGCCAATAAATGGCGGCAGTAAAGTGGCAGTTAAGTGGCGGTAGACAAAGTTAGGGAATAAGGGGTTAGGGTAAGGGATTAGGAAAAGGATATTTTGCAGAAATATCTCATTATAAAAAAAGGGAGCTTGCTAGGCTCCCTGAAAATAATTCTAGAAATTCTAGAAGCTAGACGCTCCTAGCGGCTAGAAATATCTCACCCCTCAAATTTGTCCAGCCTTGTTAGTTTAACCGGCGATTCCCATAGCCCGTTACCTAAATGCTTGGCTCCATTAATTCCTAGAAACTTTTCAGCCGCTAACATTTGATCACCCTCTAGCGCCGAAATGTCATACTTAGTTGGTGGAATGTTTTTAGAAACATATACAGCCTTTACGCTTGCGGTAGCTGCATTGCCGTCATCGTCCTCAGTTTGTAGCGCACACAACCCCTGCAAAAGGTAACGCTTTCCATAAGTTAGGGCCGATCCATAGCCTTGAGCATCCTGTTTAGCTGCAGGTAAATGCAGAATTCCGCTAGATATCTCTTCACCGCTAGTGTGAATTATAACAGCCTCTAACCGCACGCCGTTGTCACAATCATAAACTCGGTACGTTAGTGCTAGCCCATGCTTATTAAGAGCAGGTAATACCGCCTCAAGGCACGTAGCTAGATCGGCGTAACGGCTCTTAAAGTGTGGATTTATAGCGCCCTTGGATGCAGCTCCAAACTCGGCTTGTGCGGTTATAAATGCAGCGTAGATGGAACGTATCGGCAATACGTTCTCACTTGTCGTTTTCTTTTCCATGCTTCCCTCTATGTTAAAGGCATGGCACTACCGCATAGAATATGCAGATAATGCCACGCCGTTGTTAAATTAAGTTACAATACTGCTAAAATATCGCCTAGAACGGCGGATGGTACTGCCTCACCCTTAATCGGCATCAATAACCCTAAAGTAATGCTATTCCTAGTCGCCACTAGAATACCCTGATTCAAATTATCCGCATCTAGCTCCAAAGTAACGTGCATATCTTTACCGGCTCCAATAGCCTTGGCGATATCAAGCAAGTATTTAGCGCTGAAAGTAATTCGGATAGGTTGTCCACTAGAGATACGGGCTTTAAGTATCTGCTCTAAAGCCGGACCTTGCATGTCCGACATGGAGCCAGTAATAGCGCCGTCCATGCTAACTAGCAAATTAGTACCCTCTACTATGCGGAAACCCATGTCCCTAACTTTAGCGCCAGGAAGCGGTAAATTTACTGCAACGTCTCTTTGTGGCTCGTCTGCATCGGTCCGCCGAACAACTGCCATGTGGCCATCGGTAGCAAATGCGTAACCTTTACGATAGAATACAGCGCTCATATTGCTACGGCTTGGATCTCTACTAGCGCATATCTGTAGCCGTCTAGTGCTTGCTGAAATGTTTAATGTTTCCATTTTATCGTCTCCTGATATCTGGTTGCTTAATTGCCCCCAGATTTATAAATTATACTCTTATTCTATACTACTGCACAACTTCGCACAAGGTAATATCCTAGCCGTTCATAGTTTGCATGTTCCATAAGCTCCATGCGTTTATCTCATAATCTGATAAATACCTATCAAAATTAAGCTCGTTTAACATTCCCTTGAATGTAACAGCATTGTTTCTTATTTACTTTCCAGTAGTCTTTCCATTCTGCTACATTCGCTCCATTCGCTCGTTGTCGATGCCAATGCTGAAACGTGCGATCCTCTACTTTTCTTTTCTCGTAGTTATCTAACATCATATCTTCTCCTTTATTCTAGGCTTAATTGCCTAGAAATAATCCTAGAAATAATCCTTATCCTACTGCCTTGGCGGTACTCCCCAAAATCTCAAAATATCCGATGCTGGTGCACCCTGTTCGGTAGGGTATACCCTTGTTATTGTGCCTGTGTTTAGCGGTCGGTTACCCTGTAAGTCTGGAGCTAAACTCGGTAGTGTGTAGGTATAGGTGCTGATTGTGTAGCCTTGATCAAGTACGGGCAATCTTAACTGCTCCCCGATCCTTGGCGCTACTAAGCCGCCACTATGATCGTGATAAGTGCCTATTAGATCGTTGCTTGGATCTTGTTGGGCGTAGGCATTGGGTGCGAGCAGTAATGTAATATAGAACAGTGTTTTATGCATGATATTCCCTTTGTTGTTAAGCGGCCAATAGAACGCACACAGTGTGTGCGCTCCGTTGGCTACTCAACATCAAAACAGTAATTTATGTCTGTAATATCGTAAAGATATTGAGCAACCCGCCCACATCCTAGAAAGTCTACAACCTCATCTACAGTCTTACACAATTTTGCTTCTGTCGTGTCGTGATCGCCTTGCCATTGCGTTTCATTTTCCCTCACCGCAACATAATTTCCACCGCTCGTACTATATAGATATAGTGTCGTGCGCCGTCCTGTGCTTCCTGAGTAGTCGGGGCTTGAGTTGTTAAAGCTAGATCCATTTTTGCCGAGCAATGCGCCTCGGAATCGTAGCGAGCGCTCATTAGTGCGCTGAATTATAATAGTTGGTAGTTGTTCGGTAGTTGTTGCAGTAGTATCAATGTCCATAATGTCTCCATTGTCGCTAGCTAAAGTGCTAGTGATTATAATAGTTAGTTGTTGCTAGCTATCAGTTGAGCGCACCATGTAGATGCGCTCTCAGGTAGCTACTCCTTATTATCAAAAGTAGTTCTTAGAATGTAATCCGCCGCCTTTTGAGCTTGGCCACTAGCCTGAATTAGCAACTTTGGATCGTTCTTTAACGCCTTTAACCATCCTTGCAGATACGCAACCGAGTTATCCTCCTGCGTTAATTGTATTCCGGCAATACCTGACAAGTAAGATGCTCCAAGCTCCGCAACAAGCTCCTCTTTGGCGTATGGTGCGGATCCAAATTGTCCAAGCTCCTCAACGCTAGTTAGCCTGTTTAGCCTAGTAGCATGTCCCGTAGCATGAGCAAGCTCATGGAATAAAACATGGTAGTAACCTTCAGCGCATCCGAATAGCTCCTTGCTAGGCATGTTTACATAGTCAAATTGTGGTGAGTAAAACGCCCTTGCTTGTTCATGTCGTATCTCAGGCAACTTTGGCATAGCAGATATAATAGCGTCACACTGCTCTAGTGATTCGGTAGGGCTCATCCTGTTACCTTCAACGATAGGAGCTCCAATTCCGTCACACTGCTCCAAGTTAAATACCGTATAGTATTTAATCATCGGGATGCGCTTGTTAGGCTCGTCTTTCTTCTCGTAGAATTGCCAAAACGTTACCGGCGTACCAGATTCACCCTTTCGCACGTTACCGCCTAGTGTTTGAGCTTGCTTGTATGTAAGCCAGTATGGTGAGCTATGCGGCATCATGTTCAGCATCCATACGTTAGAACCTCGGTAGTCTTTACCGCTGATCAGGTTCTTAGGTAATCCACCGATCCATGGCTTGCGCCAAGGTAGTACGCCTTCAGATTCTATGCGCTCTATAATCCGGTTGGTGATTACTTCATAAACTGTAGTCTTATCAGTTGCCATTGTATTTACTCCGTTGCAGTTGGCTTAATTGCTATCTGCTATACTTGTAAGATTATCAGACTGGTCAATGTTGTGCAATCTTAAACAAAGATGTTGCACGATTTAATTAGCTATGCAAAAATTGCGTAGTGACTATGCAAAGATTGCGGGCCTATTTTGGACCGGTGCACAATAGACCGTTACCAGATTACAATGCATATAGAGAAGTAAGGTTGCTACTAGCCGATACGCCAACCGGCATAGCTACACGTGTTGGCATGACCATGCGATCATGGTGTAAGCGTGAGCGCAAGGAAGCGTATAGAGCCGATGAGCTTATAGGGTTGTACCGATTGTCACGCCTATCCCCTGCTAAGTTCCTGAAACTATTAGAGAAGTGTAGGTAACGTATTGAAATGATTGTACCTTCCTTAGTTAACGAGAACCACAAAACTAATAACCTATCTTTACTTGGCACGATCCTTGCTAATGCAAAATCCATGCCAACAAAAACCCTATTAGGAAAAACGAAAAACTTTTCCGATCCGAAAACGAAGACGAGGGTACCCGCTATCGAACCTGCCCACTCATATAAAATTTTCCTAAAATAAATAACACCGTTATGCCTGATGACACAGTCGAAATACTCCCAGCTCCCCCTTTACGGCTAGTCCAAGACCAGCTTGCTCACATTAAAGACCCAGTCATAGCGACTCAGGCGCGTGTCTTAGGCAGCTACGGGCTTGGTGTAGGCGCTGTAATGACGGCGTTAAGGGTAAGAGATGGGGTCTTTCGTAAATACTACAAGGAGGACTATCTTGAGGGCCAGGCGGCTATGCAGAAGCAGATAGCGGTATTGGCTATGGAGGCGGCAAAGGAGGGTAGTGTTCCGATGATCATGTACCTGTGCAAATCCAAGCTGGGCTGGAACGAGACAAATGTTGTAGAACATACGGGCGAGGTTCGGTCTGTGGTTAGTAACAGGCCGATGACCAAGGAAGAGTTCACACAAAAGTATTTAACTAAGAGCAATGAGGGGGAAGATAATGGTAGCTGATGATCGGATTGATAGGTGTCCTGCTTGTGGTTCTTTAGGTACAGAGTTTGTTTCAGAAACTCCTGCTGAAATTACTTCTCGCTGCTTAAACCCTGAATGTACGGTCGGGACGTATGTGGAGACGGCTGAGGGCATGTACATGTACGACCGGCCTACAGTTAAAGCGTGAGTGTAGAGGGCGTTCCTCAATACTCTGAGAGGCTAGTGTGGCAACCGCAGAAAGGACCGCAAGAGGCTCTTGTTAATTGCCCAATTACGTTGATTGGCTACGGTGGTGCTAGGGGCGGCGGCAAGACTGACGGAGTTTTAGGCAAGTTTGCTATAAAACAGGAGCAGCTTGGCGATGCTTTTAACGCTATTTTCTTTCGTAAGGAGTTGCCGCAGGCAGATGACCTTATTGAGCGGGCAAAGCAGATATATTTACCCTTAAAAGCTCATTGGCAGGACCAGAAGAAGCAGTTTACGTTTCCTAACGGGGCAAGGCTACGTTTTAGACCATTGGCGCATGATGCTGATGCGGAAAAGTATCAGGGACAGAATTTAAGTGATGCGGCTATAGAGGAGGCGGGCAATTACACTGATCCTAGTCCTATTTGGAAGCTATTCGGAGCTTTAAGAGGTAGGGGCGGTGGGCAAATTATACTTACGTTTAATCCTGGTGGTGTTGGGCATGGATGGCTTAAGGACTTGTTTATTAGACCTGCTCCAAAGGGGCTAAAGATTCTACAAAAGCAGTTAGGTAACGGGGGTGTGGTTGATTATATCTATGTTCCGAGCAGGGTACATGATAATCAGATACTACTGGCTCAAGACCCTGGGTATATAGATCGTTTGCACATGGTTGGTAGTCCTGAGTTGGTTAGGGCGTGGCTAGAGGGAGATTTTGAGATACATGAAGGCAGTTACTTTCCTGAGTTTAGTAGTCGTCATATTGTGGCCCCTTTTAACGTGCCTAAGCATTGGCATAGGTATCTTGGTTATGACTGGGGCCACCGTAGTCCATTCGCTGCTCTCTGGGGCGCAGTTAGTAGCGGTAAAGACGATGTTGGGGCAGAAGTACCCTACCCCAAAGGTAGTATCATCATCTATCGTGAAATGTGGGGGAAAGGTATCGACAACGTTGAACAAGCAAACAGAATTGCCTCGGCGTCGGTAGGGGAGGATCTTATAAGCGTTGCTGACCCTAGCATTTTTAAGAGTGACGGTGGTCCAAGTATTAATGACCAGCTTAGTACGGTGTTTGCTAAGTATAAGCATCCAAACTTTAGACGAGCGGACAATGAGAGGGTGGCTGGATGGAGCCAGATAAGGAGGAGGTTGAGTGCAAAGCCTGCTTTGTTGTATATCTTTGCTACATGCCCATATTTACTGGAAACTTTACCAGCCTTAGCTATAGATAAGAAGAGGGCTGAAGACGCTGATAGTGCTGGAGACGATCATGCCTGCGATGCTTTACGATATTTGTGTATGGCTAGGCTGATAGATGCTAAATGGGAGCAGCCTGTTGAGGTATTTAATAAAGGCAAGATTCGTTTTGAGGCTTATATTCACCAAATGCGTAACATGGCAAAAAGAGCTAGAATATGAAGATTAAGGCTAGGGCATTGGTGAAGCAGTATTCTGCGGAGTACTGGAAGAGTGAGATTAGCAAGGCGGAGGACCGCAGCAAGAAGTTTGTGGAAACTGCGGAAGAGTCTATCCGTGTGTTTAATGCTCAAAAGCAAGTTGGACTGTTAAACGATGCGGAGCGTCGGATTAACGTCTGGTGGTATTGTATTAACACTTTATTGCCAGCTTATTACTCTTCTACGCCAAAAGCTGAGGTTAGCCTGCGTAAACGAGCGGGCAGTACGACTTTTGAGTTAAGCGCTGTTATTGCAGAAAGGAATTTGCAGTATGCGATGGACATGCACTTTGATTTTGATTCTATTGGAATGGGCGTGGCTTACCAGCTATTGCTTACTGGCAGGGCGGTATTGTGGGCTAGGTATACTGCAAAGTTTGAGAAGGAAGTTGTTGAATATGCGCTAATGCAGGACCCAGCAGGAGGTTTTGTTGATGATCAAGGCAATCCGTATGAAGGTGATACAAGCAAGTTACAAGCTGCTCCTGGTGGCATATTTATTGTTCAGGAAGAAATTGAAAAGAAGGTAGATGAGAAGGCTGTACTAGATGCTGTGCAATATAATGACTATTTGTGCTCAGATGCTAGGACTGAAGCAGAAGTAGAGTGGCGCAGCCGTAGGGCGTTCTTGTCTAGGGTGCAAGCTGCGGAACTGTTTGGTGAGAAGATTGCTGAAGGGCTAAACTATGATTCATATCCTGAGGTAACTAAGAAGGATCTGCGTAGGAATACGGATAAGTTTGAGGGCAAGGCAGAGCTACACGAGATTTGGTGTCATACATCTGGAGAGGTGTATTGGCTGAGTGTTGGTGCGGATAAGGATGTTATTCAGAAGGGAGAGCCGCCAATAAAGTTCCCTAACTTTTACCCGTGTAGTGTTATTACGCAAGGCGCTGACCCTGATAGCGTTATTCCAGTATCTGATTACGCACACGTTAAGGATCAGATCCTTGAGGTGGAGAGGCTAACGACCCGTATCCATGCGGTTACTCAGGCGATTCGTACTAACTCGCTGTATGATTCCACTATGGGCACTCAGGTAGAGCAGCTCATGAGCGGCGATTTAAAGCTAATTCCTGTCACTAACTGGCCGTCCCACAAGGGTCGTGGTGGTATTCAGAACGGCATTGAGACTATGGATGTCTCTGTCTATGTTAATGCGTTGCAGACCTTGCAAGGCGCTAGGCAGGCAGCTTTACAGCAGCTTTACGAAACTCTTAAAGTGTCGGATCTGTTGCGTGGTACTTCAGAGCAGTACAAAACAGCTACGGCAAATAGGCTTGAAAATCAATGGTCCTCTATGGGCCTTATAGTTAGGCAAAATCAGTTTGCTAAGTTTATTAGTGACGGACTTGCTAACTTAGGCGCTATTATAGCGACACAATTTGATGAGTCTACGATTATGGAAGTAGGCGATGCAGACAATCTTATATCGCCACTTATAGACATTCCAGAGGAACTTCCGGAGCAGCCACCTATGCAACAAAGCATGGAAGGCGCACCGGAAGGCGGGGGAGCCGAAGGCGAGATGCAACCAGAAGGCGGTATGCCGCCAATGCCGCAACCACCAATGCCACCACCTGTTGATCCGACTGTTGAGATCGACAAGAGGAAGCGTGAGATCATGGACATTTTTAGGGATGATAAGCGCCGTGATTACAGGATTAAAATTGCGTCAGACTCTATGGTTGCAGTTGACCAAGCAGCAGAGCAGGCAGAGGGAGCTGCGCTAATTGGGACGGCGGGAGCGTATTTTAATGAAATGCGTAGCTTAATTGAGCAATATCCTCCGCTATTAGACTTTAGCCTACAGTTATTTCAAAACGTAATTAGACGATTCAAAACAGGGAAGGAGTTAGATGGACTCTTTCAGAAGGCGCTTAGTCAAATCCAAGGTATTGCTGAGGCAAAAGAGGAGGCAGCGAAACAACCGCCACCTCCAGACCCAGTTATGCAGGAAATGCAAGCTAAGATGCAGATTGCTCAAATGGAGTCTCAGACTCGTATACAAGTTGTTCAAATGGAGGCTCAAGGCCGCCAGGATAGGAACATGCTTGATATGCAAGACCAGCAAATAAAGGCGCAGCGAGAGCAAATGGAAATGCAGCTTGCTATGCAGAAGGCGCAGTTTGATGAGTTTATTGCCCAGCAGCAGCTTGGGATGCAGCAGCAGGAGCTTGAGATTAAAGCTAATGCGGTGCAGGTTGATATGCTTAAGGTGCAGTCCAATACGGAGGGCATGGCAAATAAGCAGGAGGTTACTATGGAGAATAACCGGCTTAACAACATTCTAGGTATTCACAAGCTCGAGCTTGAGCAAATGCGGATCAAGATGTCGGAAGCTGAGAAGCTAATGGAAGAGCGCCGGTTAGCAAGTGACCATGAGCTAGAGAGAATTAGGGTAACAATGGCGGCTATGAAACCAATAGGCCGATAGGGGGAACATGACAGACAAAGCCTGGCCGTCACGATTCGGCACACTAGGGGAACGGGTGTTTGGTAAAGATGATCCATTTAATGATGGGAACGGTAAATGTTCCAAGTACATCCACGATGAGATGGAGCCTACTAAAAACCCTCTTAATCCTAAAGAGATTTACACTAGCAAGGCAAAGTTGCGCCAGGCATACAAAGCTGCGGGAGCTATTGAAATAGGCGATGCTTATGATAGAGGCTATGTGCCGCCAAGTGAGACTTCTTGCAGCGAAGAGAAGTTTATGAAAGGCTTTAGAGATAACTTAAGAGGGAGACTAAACAATGGATGAAGATACAGGGAATGAGACAGAATCTACTGAGATTGTAGCGGATCGTGATGCAGAGGAGACTGTATCCATACGGGACACCTTAGAAAGCAATCTAAAGCAGGTAACAGAGTTTAGGGGAGAAGAATCAGAAGACGGGACTCCGCAGCGCCAGGTACAGCAGCAACAACAGTCACAGCAGCAGGCACAGCACCGAGTCCCTCCAGCAGACATGCGAAAAGAGGAGCGGGAGGCTTGGGCTAATCCTACTCCTGAGAATATCCACATCATTCAGGACTATACTAACCGCAGGTCTTACGAAACACGCAGCGATTATACCCGCAAAATGCAGGAAGTAGAGCAGCTACGAAAGGAAAACGCAGCTATTTATGATGCGGTCGGAGAGCACCGAGACAATTACGCTAAGAACGGAATTAACATTGCGGATGTTACTAGGCGCTCTATTGCTTGGGACAGGTCTATGCAAGAAGACCCTATTGCCACGGCTAGGGACTGGCTGGATAGCTACGGGCTATCTATGCAAGATTTAATGCAACCTGGCTATGAAGAGTACCAAGCACCACCTGAATACTTGACCAGGGCAGAGGCAGAGCAAATAGCAGAACAGAAGTTTGAAGCCGTCCAAGCTGCACAACAAGAAAAAGCGGTTGAGTATTACAATGGTAGGGTGGTAGAGTCGTTTATGAATAGCAAGCCGTTATTCAGAGATCCAGAAACATCCTCGCAGTTAGAGGCTGAAATGGCTCCTTTGGTTACGGCTTTTACCCAATCTGGTCGTTACGGCTCTCCTGAAGAGATACTCGAAACGGCATACAACTATGTGGTTGGGGGCAATCCGACATTCGCCGGCATCGCTTCAAAGATGGCCGCTAGGTCGGGGGCGCAGGCTACACAGGCAGCATCGCAGAAGGCGAGAGCAGCCTCACGATCTATTAGTGGCTCCGCTGGTAGCGGCACACCCACCATTGCAACAAAAGATATACGGGATAACTTGCGTAGGCGCTTCTCCGGCGGAGATTAGCCATACAGTTATCCCACAACAATTTAAGGGATAACTAATATGGCAAATTTAGAGGAAGCAGTAGTAGCGACC